GCCATGCCGCCGACCCCGGCGACCGTGGTGAGGCCGCGGCCGAGGCCCGCCATCGAGAACTTGGCGGCCTTGGCCTTGGTCCCGAAGTTGACCATCGAGGTGCCTGCGAGCGTCATGGCCGCGTTGAGCTTCGGCAGGGCGTAGGCCGCGATGCCGATCTGGACCGCGAACTCCTTGACGGGGCCGGGCAGCGCGGCGAACGCCTTGGCCGCGCCGATCACCAGGTCCGTGAGCGCCTTCAGCGGGGGGAGGATCTTGTCGCCGATGGCCGAGGCCGTCGACTGGATCTCGTCCTGGTTGCTCTTCAGCCAGGACGCGAAGTCCTCGAGGGCGGGCACGACCTCGTCCCGGGCCCACTTCGCCAGGTCCGTGAGCATGGGCAGCAGGGCGGTGCCGATCTCCGCCGACACGTTCTCCAGCTCGGCCTTCAGGCGCTGCTGCTGGCCGGCGAAGGTGTCGGCCTCCTTGGCGAAGGTGCCCTGGGCGTCGGCGGTCTGCTTGAACAGGAGCTTCTGCGTCGCGAGCTGCTTGGCCATCGCCTCCTGCTTGGGCGCGAGGTCCGAGAGCTCCTTGCCGTACTTCTGCTTGGCGACCGAGTTGGCCGCGGTGTTGATCGTGTCCTGCTTGAGCGTGACGCCGTACTTCTCGAGCTGGTTGAACTCGCCCTTGTACGCGGCGGTCAGCGCCTCGACGGCGTCGGAGACCGGGCCGCCGTACATCGCGGACAGGTCGGACGCCAGGCCGAGGTGCTTGTCGGTCTCGCCCGAGAGCTTGCTGAGCGCGACGCCCTGGTTCTTGAACAGGGCGCCGAGGACGTTCGAGTACTCCCGGTAGGAGTTGGCGGAGAGGCCGACCGCGTCGGCGGCCTTCTCCGACTTCTTGACGACCGTGTCGGAGAACTTCCCGAAGATCGCCTCGGTGGCGCCCAGCGACTGCTGGGCGGCCGAGGCGTCGGTCACGACCTTCTGGAGGCCGGCGGTGATGCCGACGAAGCCGGCCGCGGCCGCCGCGCCGCCGAGGACGCCGCGGAGCCGCGAGCCGAAGCCGCGCAGCTCGCGGCTGGCCTGACGGGCGTCCGCGAGGACGGTGATCTTCAGGGGCCTGACCGCCACGCCCTCACCTACTTCCTAGTCGCCACGTCCACGAACGCCTGCCGCTCGAGCCGCGTGAGCTCCATGTACACGCCCGGCGCCTGCCTCGTCAGCAGGCACCAGGCCGCCATCTCCTCCGCCGCCCTCAGGCGGCGGAGACGCCTTCCCCCTCGGCCGTCACCGGCTCCTCGGGCATGACCTCGTCCTCGGAGTCGAGGAAGTAGTCGTTGGCCTGCCGGATGGTCAGCTCCATGGCCTGCTTCTTCGCCGACTTTGCGTCGGCGCCCTCGCGGGTCATGTGGACGAAGGCCAGGGCCCGCGCCAGCATCGTCGGCTTCTTCTCGGCCAGCTCGAGGGCCTCGGCCCCGAAGTGGGCCGCGATGGCCTGCTCGTCGAAGCCCGTGAGGGACTCCAGCATCTCGTTCGCGGTGATCTGCGCGCTCACTGTGATCTCCTAGTTCAGACGGTGGTGATGAGGTAGTTCAGCTCTGCTTCGATGGCGTCCACGGCCCTCGGGCCCATGACCTCGTCGCCCCGGGCGACGAAGTTCGCGGGCTCGATGTTCCGAGCCGCCCAGCCGTAGTTGATCGGCCCCGCGTACGGGACCGACGTCCTGCCGACGTACAGGACCGCCCGGTTCTTGGTCCGCGCCGGCCGGTAGTCCCCCCGGAGGCGGCCGGTCCGCACGGGCGTGAAGCCCCTGTAGACCGGCAGCGCCTCCGAGGAGATGCGGCCGAACGCGGCCCTGAGGTCCTCGACCCGGACGCCGAGGCGCTCCAGGTCGCGGGCGGCCTCGCGGACGCCCGTGACCTGGATGTCGCCCCCGGTCGCCACGGTCAGGCGATCGTCTTGGTCGGCTTGCCCTCGAGCACCCAGGAGGCCTCGAAGGTGAACCGCGCGGTGGCGGAGGCGTTGGCCTCGCCGCCCAGGAGGTCACCGTCGGGCTCCGAGATGATCGCGTTCATGGAGAACGACGGGTTGGACGCCGACGGCGTGCCGCCGGCCGGGGCGATGACGACCGGCACGGTGTCGCCGGCGTTCGTGAAGACCTCGTCCCACAGGGTGCCGGTCTCCGTGTCCTGCACCGCCGTGAACTCGAGGCGGTACTCGCGGCTGCCGCCGCTCGCGGCGTCGGCGAAGGTCACGAAGTCCGTGTCCCCCTCGCCGCTGGTGACGCGGACGGACGACACCTCTGCGGTGCGGTCCTGCCCGTCGACCTGGATGGTGAGCAGCCTCGTTCCGAGTGCGGCCATGATCGTTACTCCTCTTCCCTTTGTCCTTCGATGACGACGACCGGGACTGCCCCGGCGTCGAGGGCGAGCTGCTGCGGGGCCATGGACACGGTCCCCTCGAGCAGCTCCTCGGCGACGGCCGCACGAAGGACCGAGCCGTTCTCGTCCAGCCAGCGTTCTGCCTGGGCGATGTCTTGGGGCAGGAGGACGAAGACCTGCCAGGTCACGACGCCCCCGAACTTGTTCGGGTACTCCGTGCGGTCCCTGCGGACCATGCCCTGGCCGGGCCTCGTCACCTGCCTGAAGTAGGGCGTGACGTTGACCCCGGCGACGGTGTTCGCCGCCGCCGAGATCGCCTCACGCACCTTCGCGCTCACGTGGTTCTCCTACTTCACTTCTTGGCGGCGGCCTTCTTGGCCGCCGTCTTCTCTTCAGGGGCCTCCGGGTCGCCCGGGAGCGCGACCGGGCTACCCGGAGACCCGGCCTCTCGCCGCTCCTTGAGCGGCGCGGGCGGCTCGGGGGCGGGGTTGGGGTTCTTGACCCGCCTCTTGAGCACGCCGTTCTCGTCGTACTCGGGCTCGTTCTTGCTCGCCATCAGTTCTCTCCTTCTACGCGACCGCGATGGTCCGGTAGGGGGCTTCCAGCCGCTCGACCTCGCGGTCGCCGCCGCCCACGCGGACGGTGGCGACGTAGGCCTCCGACATCGACGCCTGCACGCCGAGCGGCAGGGCCCGGACGGCGAGGTTGGCCGCGACCCGGCGGAAGAGTGCCTCCGCCAGGTCGGCCGGCCAGGCCTCGTCGTCACCGGGCACGAGGCACACGGAGGCCTGGGCCGCCTTCTCCGCGAGGTAGGCGGACTCGACGTCCGCCTGCCCCCACCCGGAGTCGGCGAAGCCCACGTACTCCATCGCTTCCTGCACGCTCGGCGCCGGCATCAGCTCAGCTCCCCGCTCAGACGCCCGCGGTGGCCTCGACCAGCGCGTCGGGCTTGACGACGGCGGTGAGGGCGCGGGTCTCGGCGATGAAGTCGAGGATGTTCAGGCGGAAGTTCTCCGCGTGCGAGTCCGTGGCGTACAGGCTCACCTGGTTGCGGCTGTACTGGGTCACGCCGGCCTTGAAGTCGCCGACGATGACCTGGCCCGCGGCGACGATGCCCGAGGTGTCCACGATCGGACGGAGGCCCCAGTACGAGTTCGTCTGGTTCGGCGCGGTGCCCGCGGTGCCCATGACCTCGATGTCGAGGGCGATCAGGTCGTCCACCGACACCAGGAAGCCGTTGGGCGCGAACCCGTTGGCCTGGACCTCGGCGAGGCCCTTGCGGATCGCGCCGAGCAGGCCGGCGCCGGCGGGGCCGGTCGCGGTCGGCAGGGTCGCGCCGGCGATCGCCGCCACGGCCTCGGCCTCGACCTTGCGGCGGACCTCGTTCTGGAGCTCGCCGGTCAGGTAGGACCGGACGGCGGCGGCGTCCTCGGCCAGCTGGCGGGTCATCGACGTGTGCGCGGCGATGGTCACCAGCGAGCGGTTGGACACGGTCGGCGTCCACTCGATCGAGGGCTTCAGGGTGCCCTCGGGGACGACCGCGGCGTCGCCGGCGGTCTTGGTCCACGTGATGTACTCGACGCCGTTGCCGCTCACCTGCACCTGGTTGACCAGGGGGAGGATGAGGTTCGGCCGCGGGGTCGGCGTGAGGTCGTAGATCGGCTGGCTCGGCAGCGCGTCGTCCATCGACGCGAGCGAGTGGGGCAGCGCGCGGGTCTCGATGTCGAGGCGCTGCGAGGTGCCGCGGAAGTTGAACGAGCGGTACTGCTCGGACTCCACGAACCGGGCGCCCCAGTCGCGGCCGTCGTCGTCGGGCTTGGCGGCGCGCTCCTCGGTGCGGGTCGCCGAGCGGGCCATGCGGCCCTCGAGGGCGTCGGCGCTCTTCTGCGCGTCGAGCAGCTTCACGAGCCGCTCGATCTGGCCGTCGAGCTTCTCGGCGCGGGCCTCGAGCTCGGTGAAGCTCTTGTCCTGCGGGTCGAAGTCCTCGGCGGACGCGAGCTGGATGGCGGCGTCGCGGGCCTGGTCGCGCTCTGCGCGGAGGCTGTCGAGCTGCTCCTGGACGGGGTTCTTCATGATGCCCTCCTCAGGCACTCGAAGATGGATGGGTAGACACATCTGCTGGAGTGCGGAGGGGCTTGGCGTGGTCTCGAGCCGGGGGCCAGGGGGCCGAAGCGTCCTGGAGTCCGGGAGTACCGGGCCGGGCCGTAGCCGCGGGGGTTTTCAGTTGTCCTCGGTGTCGATGATGCCGCGGGTTCAGCTGGTCAGGCCCCGAAGCTTCGCGATGAGCTCCTCGCGGGCCCTGTCGGAGCCCTCGTCCCTGGCCGAGACGACGGAGGCGGTCTCGTACGCCGGGTAGGCGACGATCGCGGCGCCCAGGGCGTGGGCCTTGTCGTGCCGCACGAGCATGCCGGTCTTGCGGCGGACGGCCTTCATGAACTGGGCCATGGGCCGGAACTCCACCGAGACGGAGTCGAGGAAGCCGTCCAGCACGAGGCTGCGGGCCTCCTGGGCGGCGGGGGTCGACGCGAAGCGGGCGTTCACGTAGAAGCCGTCCGCGAGGTCCTCGGCCTCCTGGCCGGCGCCGACCAGCGGGCCGCGGTGCTCGTGGAACAGGCGGAAGCGGCTCGGCGCCTTCGTGGCGTTGGCGAACGCGCCGCGGGTGAAGACCTCGAACAGCTCCTGGCCGAGCTGGGTCTCCACCTCGTAGGGCGCGGCGCGGAACCGGATGGTGCCGGTCGAGTCGTCGACGTCCACGGCCTCCACCGAGCGGTGCTGCACCTCGGCGAAGCGCTTCGGGAGCACGAGTGCGTGCTCGATGGGGGTCACGTTGGTCACGGGTCAGTCCTTCGTCTTCCTGCGGCTGGCTGCGGTCTTCTTGGCCGGGGCCTTGGGCTCCTCGTCGGCGGCCTCGGGGGCCTCCGCCGGCGCCTCGTTCAGGCCGCGGCGCTTCTTGCGGGGTGCGGGTCGGCTTGCCATCAGTCGGTCTCCTCTTCCTGGGTCTGCTGCTCCGGGTCCGGCCCTGCGGCCGGCTGGGGCTCGGGGACGGCGCTGGCGCCGTCGACGGTGGACGCGGCCTCGAACTCCGAGGTGTCCACCCGCACGGAGCGGCCCCACGGGACGAGGCTGCTCAGCACGTCCTCGGCCTCGGCGAGCCAGGACGAGAGGCCGAACGCCTTGAGCCGGGACCACTGGTCGCCGATGTTGGTGTAGGTGGAGCTGTTGGCGAGGCTGACGCCCAGCACCTCGGGCGGCAGGCCGAAGGCCATCGCCACGTCGCCGATCGCCATCCGCTTGATGGCGACGGCCTCGGCGTCCACGGGCGTGAACGAGATGGGCTGGAAGTCCGTCGTCGAGTTCAGGACCGCCACGGAGCGGGAGTCGCCGCCGTGGGACTCCATCCACTTGCGCTTGAGCTCGTCGGCCTGCGGCTGCGTGAAGCTCGGGTTGTTGACCTTGAGGTAGCCCGAGGGCACGCCGCTCTTGAAGGTCCCGCGGGTGTACACGTCGACGGCGGCCGCGGTCTCGAAGGCGGAGGGTGCGAGCCCGAAGACGCCGAGGCTCAGGCCGTCGGCGCCAACGGGCGACAGGGGGTTCCTCATGACGGCGATGCGGTAGGTCGCGGGGCCGAGGTCGAGGTAGCCGTCGCGGTCGAAGGTGACCTTGTCCTCGCCGGAGCCCATCACCCAGCGGCTCTGCTCGTTGACGGCCAGCGTGGCGGGGTTGACCTGGCGCAGGGTGCCGGCGACGGGCGCGCCGTCGGAGCCGACCATGTACACGAAAGCGCCCTGGCCGTACCAGACGGCCGAGCGGATGACCTCACGCCAGAAGCCCGAGCGGGTCAGCCGGCGGGCGTGGGGGAAGGCCTGGAGGCCGTCGACGAGGCGGGCGTCGGGCCTGAGCAGCATCGGGTCGGAGAGCCAGCGGGGCGTGGGGGCCTTCTCGCCGGTCTCGTCGTCGACGACGAGGAAGGGGGAGGCCGTGAGGGGCGCCGTGATGAGCGCGGTCGCCCTGGTCGTGACCGGCAGCTGCTCGGGCGTCGCCGGCGAACCGCCGTTCTGCAGCACGAAGCGCTGGAGGACGGCCGGCCACTGGTCGCTGCCGAGCCAGACCTGCTGGTTCGGGTCGTTGACGAGGAGGTCGCCGTCGGTCCGCGCCCACAGGCTGCGGTCCTGACGGCCCGTGATCCGGTCCCACCAGCTTGCCACTCGCGCGCTCCTCCGTGTACGACAACAGGGAGGCCCGACGCTAGGCCCGGACTCCCATGGTGCCGCGAACGGAAAAGGCCCGCCCCGAGTGTTCGGGACGGGCCTTCGGCGGGGCTGGGGAGGCTAGCGGCCCCGCACCGTGTAGTAGCGGCTGAAGACGGTCGCGCCGTTCTCCTTGACCCGGACCCGGTAGATCCGGGTGCGGTCGCGCTGCGGGAGGCGCACGGACATCCCCTTGGTCTGCGACCACGTCATCGCGCGGGTGGCGACCACCCGCTTGCCGACGAGCAGCTTGAACGAGACCGGGATGCCGGTCTCGCCGGGCCTGGGGTCCCGGTACTCGCTCTGGACGACGGCGGAGAACTTCCGGAGGTACTTGGAGTAGCGGGTGCTGGCGACCTTCCCGTCGATCCGCGTCTCGTACGGCTCGGGCTCGGGCGCCGGCGGGCCCGTGAACTCGAAGGTGTCGGACGCCGTCCTGGTGTCGGAGGGGACGTTGCCCGCCCCGTCGTAGAAGTTCACGACCGCGCTCACCGAGTACGTCCCGTAGGGGGTGCCCGGCGAGTCGGGCAGCAGGTAGTGGCGCCACTGCCAGTCGCCGCCGACGCCCTCGAAGTCGCTGGAGCGCAGCAGCGCCACGTACCCGTCGGGCGAGACGACCCGCACCTCGTACGTGTAGTAGGCGTACTCGAGGGCGTCCGGCGTGTCGACCGAGAAGTCGACGACGGACTCGGCCGACCTGGTCTCGGCGCCCTCCGGGACGGCGACGTCGGGCGCGGAGACCGTGACGGTCCCCGTGACCGCGGCCTGCGCGGGCGGAGCCAGCAGGCCCGCCAGAACGGCGAGGACGGCCGCCGCGGCCACGCGCCTCACAGCCCCTCCTCCGCCGGGAAGGAGGGCGCGCCGGCCATGTCTCCGCCGTGCTCGAGGTAGTGCTTGGCGCGGGCCATCCAGGCGGCGTACCACTCGTCGGTGTGGCCCGGGTGCTGCTCGCGCAGCTCGGCCACCAGCTCCTCCGGGCCCTCGTTCTTGCTACTGTTCATCGTGTCGACTCCTTCGCAGTCGGCCAGCCCCCGGCCGTGACAGCGGCGCGGGGGCGTCTCATATGTTGGGACGATCTTATCGTGTCAGGCTGGGGTCACCAGATGGCCGGAGCCGGGAGCGGGGCCAGGGCCGCCTCCGCCGCCCAGCTGAGGGCCTTGACCGCGTCGGCGCGGGTCTTGGACGAGACGCGGAGCCCCTCGGCCCCGGCCTGCGTCCGCAGCGCGAGCACCTGGTCGCGGAGGAACTCCGAGCCGTCGTGGAGCAGCGTCCCCTCCGCCAGCAGGCGGGCCAGCTCGGAGACGGCCTGCCGCGTCGTCCCCTGCGCCGGCTCGTGGTGGGTGTCCCGGACGGCCGGGTCGCCGGTCAGGCTCTTGCCGACGCGGACCGGGGCCTGGCAGCCCGACGCGGCGGCGGCCGCCATCGCCGAGGCGACCGACGGATGGCCGGTGGCGGACACGAGCACCCGGCCGCCCTCGGACCAGGCCCTGGCCAGCGCGACGCCCTCGGAGAACCAGCCCTCGACGGCGACTGCGTCCGGCGGCCGCCGGGGCGTCGTGCCGGCGAGCGCGCCCCACGAGTCCTCCGTGGCGACCTGCTGGCCCGGCGCCGGCCGCTTGCCGGGCTTGAGGGACCAGACGTTGAGGTACTGGCTCGTGAAGCCCGCCATCGGGTCGGGGTCGTCGAGCTCCGGGTCCTCCTCGCCGGCCAGCGCCTGGGCGTGCTTCGCGGACAGCAGCTCGAACCGGGCCTGGGACCAGTGCGGGCTCGCGAGGCGCCAGACGTCCGGGTCCCCGGGGTCCGAGCCCTCGGGCGCCGCCCACAGCATCAGCAGCGTCGAGTAGTCCTCGCCCGCCAGCGAGGCCGCGATCCTGGTCTTCATGAGGCTGGTGGCCCGGCGGTGGGCCGTGCTCGTGAGCACCGACTGCGGGGAGACCCGCTCGAGCGTCGCGGGCTCCAGGCCCTCGGTCAGCACCGTCGGCTCGACGTCCCAGGCCTCGTCGATGTACGGGTTGGTGATGTCGTACCCGTAGATCGAGCCGGTCGAGCGCACGACCCAGCGGTGCACGCCGCCCTGGATGACCTCCTCCTGGCCGACGCCCTTGGCGACCTTCCAGCCGAGCTCCGAGCGCTCCTCGGCCCAGCGCCAGGCCTTGCGGTGGATCTCGCGGACCACGGCCACGTCGCGGCCGGTGTGCAGCACGAGCTGCGCCTCGCCGCCGAACAGCTCGGGGTGGGCGATCCGCCAGAGCGCCATCGCCCGCAGGCGGACCGACTTGCCCGACCGCCGCGGCGCCGACTCCAGCACCGTCTTCCAGACCAGCAGCCCGTCGGCGTCGTGCTCGAGCGTCCGGTAGATCGCGTAGCGCTGCCAGTGACGGAGGCCGCGCGGCAGCTCCCACTTCAGCTCGCGCTCGATCCACTCGCAGGCCTCCGGCCCGTAGGTGCCGGTCGACCTCGGGTGGACGGGCGTGGTGGCCAGGGGCGGGGACGCGTCCTCGGGCCAATCCAGGACGTCCCCGAGCCACTCCGGGGCCTCTTCCCTGAAAACCGGCCAGGTCAGCTCCGAGCGGACCCCAGAGGGCTCCGTGTGTGTCCGAAGGGAGGGGCGGCGCTTTTTC